GCGATATATTTGTAGCAGGTGTTACTAATACATTTGTTCTTGCTGACGAAACCAGTGCATTCAACAGAACCACCGGGGTAATTACCACACGAACTGCTTACAATAGTGCATATGGTGCCAAGGTTATCCTTGATCGCAACATAGTTCCGCAGGACAGTGTGGTTATACAAAATCAATCAGGATTTATATCTATAAAGATATTTGAACCTATTGCTGTGGGACAACGTATCGAATGGACTTTATATTCCACTGCAGACAATCAACGTTCTAGTTTATCTAAAGCACTTAAACCTAAGGCAGATTTATAATGCAACATTTTTATGATGGTCAAATTAGACGATATATTACACAAATTATCAGACTGCTCAGCAACTTCAGTGTAAAGTACGGTGATGGAACATTGGTCAGAGTGCCAGTACTGTACGGTGACACTGATCGTCAGATTGCCAGCCTATTAGGTGACAACAGTGAGAACAAACTGGCTGCCGCGCCACGTATGGCCGTATATCTAAATGACCTACAACTAGATCGTTCGAGATTATCTGATTCAAGTTATGTGGGAAAATTACATATTAGAGAACGCGAATATGATTCGGCTACAGGAGAATATACCAGCAGTCAAGGGCACCAGTACACTGTAGAAAGGCTGATGCCAACACCTTACAAAGCCAGTTTCAAGGTAGATATTTGGAGCAGCAGCACTGATCAAAAATTGCAAATTTTAGAACAGATACTGGTGTTGTTTAATCCCAGTTTGGATATTCAAACTACTGACAACTATATTGATTGGACTAGTCTAAGCACTGTGGATCTCACACAGTTGACATTTAGCAATAGAAGTATCCCAGTAGGCACTGCATCGAATATTGACATTGCTACTCTAACCTTAGAAGCACCTATATACATCAGCCCGCCAGTCAAAGTCAAACAGTTGGGCATAGTGACCAACATTATTGCCAGCATTACGCAGGGTATAGAAAATCCATCATTGCAGGATATTCAATTAGAGTTTGGCAATGAATTATTTCCTCAAGGCAGTAACCAATCTTCTAATAGTGGCAATCTTTCTTCTGGTGGTAATCTAATTAATATGTCAAAGATTAGTCTTGGAGGATTTGGCATATTAGTTGTCAACGGTCAAGTACAAATTCTAGACAAGTATGAGCATGTCACAGCCACTAACGACAGTATTGAGATTCCTATCAAAATGGGTCCTGAAATCAACTGGAGGAAAATTCTAGACAATTATCCCGGAAAGTACAAAGCAGGATATAGTAAAATTTATCTCAAACAAAGTAACTTTACAGAAGTTGTAGGCACTTTCAGTCTTAATCCGCTGGATGAAAATTATATTACTGTAAACTATGATGTAGATTCTTTTCCGACCAATACTGTATTAAGTGCAGTCAACAGACCAGGTAGTCCTGGAACATTTGACGCTGTCATTGATCCTACTAGAGTGGGGCCGGGCCATGGATTATCCAATCCAATTACTGGTACTCGATATCTCATTATCGAAGATATAGGCGATGCTGCCAATGTCGACGGAGCAGATGCATGGAAAGGTACTGACAATAGTGATTTAATTGCCAAAGAAAATGACATTATAGAATACAACGGAATTAAATGGATAGTGATATTTGATGCCAGCCAGAGTCAAGACCAATTGATCTATCAAACAAATATATACACTGGGGTACAGTACAAATGGAATGGTCTATCATGGGTCAAATCCTTTGAAGGGGAATATAGGGCCGGTACATGGAGATTAGAAATTTAAAAGAACGTATAGAATGCAGTGGTGCAATAATTTGTGCCAAGGATTCTTCTAGAATTTTATTATTACAAAAAACAGAAGGCAAACATGCTGGGCGTTGGGTGTTGCCAGGCGGCACTGTTGTTGAAGGTGAAACAGCATTTCAAGGGTTGCAAAGAGAACTTCAAGAAGAAATTGGTTGTTTGCCCGACTTTATCAAAATAATTCCCTTAGAAAAATTTGTCAGCAACGATCAAGTGTTTATGTTCAACACTTATTTTTGCATCATAGACAGTGAATTTTTTGTAAAATTAAGCGACGAACATTCAGGCTGGGGATGGTTCGACATCAATCATCTGCCTAAACCCACACATCAGGGGTTAGAACAAAGTATTAGAAACAAAAATACTCAGTTGAAAATTCAAACAATAATTGAAGTGATGAGAGAAATTTAAATCCCTACCCCTAACAACATATAGGCCAGTGTTAAATTTTGAACCTGTCTAAAGGTTGGTAAATGTCCGTTGGCTGTGGCATCATTTGCACTGACTGTGCCGGTCACTGTGACTGCTGCATTGAATGTGGCTACACCAGCATTGTTAAATGTTTGTCTTATGTTGCCGTCACCGTCAGACAGAAGAATATTGTTGTCGGTACCTGTAATAGTACTACCCGTGGCTGATCCTACTATCACATTGGCACTGCCAGTTGCCAATGCACTGCCAGAATTGTAACCTAGACCGATGTTCTTAGCACCAAGAGTTGCGCTGAGTGCATTGGCTCCTACCGCAGTATTTTGGTCACCGCTGACGTTGGCAGTGAGTGATGCATACCCCAATGATGTATTACTGCTGGCAGTGGTCAATGAATCCGACGCAGTTGATCCAATAGCAGTATTGAAATCGCCAGTGCTGACAAGATTCAAACTGTTGAATCCTACACCTGTGTTGTCTGTACCGTCTACTACAGCATTTAATGCAGTAACTCCCAGCACTGTGTTGGTAGAAATATCTGAAACACCCTTGCCTATTCTAACACCATTGACGTAACTGTCACTGCCCACTCGTAAAGACTTAACTATCCCTACACCACCTGAAAACACTGCAGACGCTGCGGTCACTGTGGTAGCCTCTAAGGTGTTGATAGCAGTTAGTATACCAGTAATTTCCACACTTTCTTGAAGTCTAATAGTTCCAGTGCCGTCTACACTCAGTAACAAATCTTGATTGGTTATTGAAGTTTTAATGTTGTTGCCTTCTATGGCAATTGAACTCAATTGTAGATTGTTACCTATAAAACTTTGAGTAGTAATTAAATTTCCAGTAGAAGACAATGCTTGGCTAAGTGTCACACTGCCTGAAACAGTTAACGATTCGTCGGATTCAATATTTCCAGTGCTTGACACTCGAAATCCTGGACTTTGAAATCCAAATTTTGATTTATATGATTTGTATTCTACTGGCATAATGTTTTCCAATTTATCCGTCGTTGCTGTTTGAACTGTCTATATATGAGATAGGAGTCGAAACTGATAATGGGTTAATAGTCTCTGCATAATTTGCAAAGAAAATTACCTTTGTTCCTAAAAATGCAGTGTCAGTAACATTGGCAATTAAACTTAGATAACTGTTGTTGACTTCTGCAGTGATGTTAATCAGAGCATCATCAATACTGGTACGACCATATACTGTGAGACTTGCTTGATTTGGCCTAGCAATTACTAAAACCTGTAACACTTCTTTTTTGTTGCTGTCAAACTCTGCAGTAATAGTGTAATTTGCGCTGGAATAGTCGCCTACATACCATCTGTCAATTTCGGTATCAGGATAAATCTGCACCCAAGAGCCTTTGTAAGCAAGTTGTGTATTGTTTTTTAAACTCAACTTGTTCTGCGGACTCTGTTTGAAAAAATTTGTAAAATTTAGCATGTTTGGCTCTTTAGTATATTTATTCAGACAAAAAAATTCTCACTGTTGTGTAAAGTGCATATATAATTAAAAGGAAATCACATGGGTCGCTATACTAATTATTTCAAAGACATTTGGCAAATGCAGGCCAACAGAAAAGTCATAGGAATGACACTGTTTGGAGTATTGCTAGACAACACTACACCATTTACACCAGGTCAGCAATTGGTTATATCTGACGGAGTAATAGACGCTGTAAAATTATTGATCTCTAAAGGTTACGATTTTTTGTTTATCACAGGCCAACCACAAAATAGAACGCAGGCACTGTCTATACAAGATTTTGAAAATATTCTGGCCAGTGCTAGAGAAATTATTGAGCAACACGGCGGCAGGGTGAAAAATGCCTATTACGCACCAGGCGTAGACAAAAATGATCCCTATGTAAAACCCAACACTGGCATGTTTGATCGGGCGCAGAATGAAGGTATGGTCAAATGGGCAGAGTCATATTTTATAGGATCTGAAGCCAATGATGTAAAGGCTGCAATGAAAGTTAAATCTGTTCCAGTATTGATCAAATCTGCTGGCAAAGATGTAAAAACCAAAGCATCTCAATTAATGAATCAAATCAAAGTACAAGAATTTGACAGTCTACTAGATTTTGCCAACAGCATTTAATTATTTTAAATTCTTAATACCGTGAAACTCGTGTGCTCCACTGGGCCAAGTCCACCCAGTAACAGAGTACTTTACTCCAGATTTGATATTAGGGACTACATGATAATGTGTAACGGTGCTGGGCCAAAAAGTAACATGGCCTATGGGGGTGTCTTTTCCAGTAAACTCTTGTCTAGGAAATGTTAGGTCTGCGCCTTCGTAATCATTATTTAATTTGATATTAAGACTAATCTCACTGAGATCGTGATGAGGCGCAAGATTAGGTTTACCTTGCGGACTGTATTTTAAAATAAACGGACTTTGCCATCCGCAAATCCTAGTAAGGGGCCATTCTTTGTGAATGATAGGCAACAAGTCTCTTGTATAATGTGCTACATAGTCCTCAAACAAAAATTGACTTATCTGGCTAAAATACAATCCATCGTAGCCTAACGGGCTACCGTCTACATTTTGTTGTCGATGATTTTTAAATTTACTATCGTAAAATTTTGCAATGTCTACTAGTTCGTTGCAAAAATCTTCAGTCCAGAATGGAGCAATGATGATATCTTTATCATTGCTCCATACTTTGCCACTATCAGGATGCACCCCTTTCCAGTAGTCTATCATTGCGTTCCTTAAACTTCTGTGAAATTATTTTTTGTCAATAATTTACCAATGTCCGGTAACCATAGATATTTCATTTCTGATCTTTCCAGGGTAGTCAATGCTTCTTTAACTGTTTCAACCAACGGGTCGCCTGCTAAATTAAAACTAGTGTTGAACAAAATAGGCACGCCTTTTAATTTGTTAAATTCACTAATTAATTCGTAATAGTGCGGATTTTGTTCTGATGTCACAGTCTGTATTCTACAAGTTCCGTCGACATGAGTAATTGCAGGAATCAAGGCCTGTTTATCTTTCAACACATTTACAGCATACATCATAAACGGACTGTCTGTACGTGAGCGGAAGTCAAACCATTCAGCGGCATGTTCTGCCATTACCGATCCAGCAAATGGACGAAACCATTCACGGTGTTTAACTTCATTAACAATATCCTTACCATTGACAACTGTTGGGTCAAACAGTATCGAACGATTACCTAACGCACGTGGTCCGGCTTCGCTACGACCTTGATATAAACAAACAATTTCCTGTTCTGCTATCAATTTTGCAACATCGGCCGCAGTGGTATCTGAAACAATGAAACCCGTAAAATCTGCTGTTGCGTATTCTGCAGAATGATCCAGGCCTAAGTATAAACTAGTTAACGGTGTCTTAACAGAGTCTTTAGTAATAGTTCTGTAAACATGTTGACATACGCCCATCACATTGCCGCCATCGTGACTTACTGGTTCGTGATAAAATTCCACATCAGGAAATTCTTTTAAGAATTCATAGTTGGCTACACAGTTTAAAACAAAGCCGCCGGCCATGACAATTTTCTTCTTGCCAGTTAATTCTATTGTTTTTCTGATTAATGCAATTACACGTTCTTCCGCTGATTTCTGTACAGCATATGCTAGGTCTTTCCTGAAGTCGTCGATGAGGTCTGGATCAGTGTGCCAAGCAACATCACCTTCGTGTTCTTTTAGTTCTGGATTTAAATCACATCTAATAACATTTCCAGCAGGAAACTTTGGTTTAATTAAACTTCTGTTGTTGAATCTACCATCGTGGATCTTGATGCTGTCATTGGGTTTGCCGTACGGTGCAATTCCCATAGTTTTTCCTGCTTCAATAGCATGAAAACCAAGATACTGTGTCACTGCTTCATAACTCTTGGTAATACCATGACCATCAGAAACTTCTATTTGACATTCATTGTCAGTAAGTTCAAAACTATCAATAAGGTTCGTGCCATAATTTACTAGATGTCGTTTTATTTCTGCAGGATATCCAAGAGTCCAAATAGATTCAACTTCCCATGTATCATTCCAAATCTCTTTTAGATCCGGAACGTCAATGCCACTACCGGCGCCATCAATTACCAAGGCTGCTGCATCATCAAATCCACTGTTATAAAAAGCAGTCACCGCATGAGTCATATGATGAGAATCACCTAGTTTAATAGTTTCAACTCTATATCCTGGTTGTTTTTTTCTTACTAAGCAAGTGTATGGATCTTCGCCAGTCCAGAATACTTTACCAAATGCATTGCGAGTGCCGCACAGAATAAGAAAATCAATATGATCGGTGTATTCAAATGCTTTTTCAATTCCCAAGAACGGATTGCCGTCATACTTCATACGACTTAATCGATCTTCTTCTATATAAAAAATCAATTCACTATCTTTATACAGTGCCGCGGCACCGTTATGTCCTACATTAATTCCTAATAACCACATGTGGTAGTTCCTTATTTTGTTGTTTTAGCAATGTGTGCTTTAATACCGGCAATGATACTTTTTAATTCGTCTTTGCTGAAATCCATTATGGTGTCATTTAGTCTATCCGCTTCTTCACTGGCAAACCCTGCAATTCTAATTGGACTGTAGTGTCGCACTGCGTTTTTCTTTTCTACAATGTTAAAGTGCTCAGGATATGTAATGTTCACCGGAAATGTACTGCCGCACACTATGGTGCCAGGCTTGTCAAATGCATAGGCCAGGTGTTGACCCACACTGTCACATCCTATGAAATAATCGGCGGACTCTATAATTGCGGCCCAGATTCTCAACGGCATATTATTGTCTGGTTGAAAAATAGGAAGATTTACAACATTTAATTTGTGTTCACCCATATACATGATGTTGTAGTCTTTGGATAATTCTGCAACTAATTCCATAAAGGTGGACTGTTCTATACTACGACTGCTACCGTCAAACACTACTCCGCCGCCGCCTAGACTGCTGCTGCGTCCAAATGGTTGAATTACAATGGTTTTTTCTTTTTGGTGTTGCTGTTTGACCTGTCCTATTATTTCCATAGCAGACATTTCTTCAGACTTGTTTAGCACCACTGTGGGTCTGATATTTTTGTCGGTGCGTTCTCCAAGAATTTCCCACCAAAAACTTTGTTGCAAACTACTGCGTTGATTATAGTATTCGTGATCTCTATATGGCTCGGGACTAACGCATAAGTTATCTTTGATAAGATTTTCAAAAATGCCTTTGTGATTGACATCAAATGCATAATTTTGCAAGACAGGATGTCCTAGATAGAACTCCATGCCGCCTTCGCACACAATTCCTGCCAGTTCTCCTCTACGGTGGCTTTCTTCTAATGCCGGAATACTGGCCAATACTCGTCCGGCACCGCCGTTGATAAAAAATATTTTTTTCATGTCGTCCTTAATAATATACGCATATAATGTATTTATACACAGTTTTGTTCATTATAAAATATTTCCACATACATAGTCAACTAACACTTCGCCATTCCGCAAGTTGTACATTATTTTGAACAATATTTCACAGTAGCATATATACAGCACAACCGATTGATCTACTCAATCTAACAAAGACAGGATAATTATTAATTTAACATCAATTGCCATGTATGATTTATATCACAATCCTCTGATGCCCGAAGTTTTAGAAACTACATATATTTTAGATGATGTTACTCGTCAACGAATGATCAACACTGTATTGTCTCAAAAAGACACAGCAAATTATCACGGTGGATACACATTTCATATCGAGGACATGCACGGTGATTTTGACAAATTGTATAACTATTTTTTTTCCGTAGTAGAATCAATATTTGGTCCGATTGATCTTGCGGCTAAACACAAACCTTGGTGCTGGGCTAATGTATACAACAAAGATAACTTTAAAACTAATGCTCACAATCATATTCACACTGCTTCAATTAATGCTGTGTACTATTTAAAAATTTCTAATGACATGTTGGCAAACGAAGGCGGTTTAAATCTTTATCCGTTTACAAAACCTATAATTCAATTTCAGCCCGACGAAGGAGATTTGTTAATTATGCCCAATTACACTGTTCACGAGCCATTGTTTCATAGTGGTAGTGACTATCGGATTGCAGTGAATATGGAAATATGTATCAACTCTCATATTAACGACTACTATAAAGAAGAAAAAATATATGCAAATGTCAACCCAAAAATATGAACAAATTGTAGTGATTGGTAAATCACTACTAGACACTGTACAATGTAATCAACTAATTTCTAAGCACGACAATGACCAACTAGAAAACGTAATACAAAAATCCTACAGAAGTGTCCGAGTATCAAATATGAATATTGCAGATGTTCCGCACTTAACTGATAGTCTCGAGTTTATCAATGAAAAACATTTTAAACTTGACTTGAATTTTAATCACATTGATTGCTTTTTTGGAAGATACGACGAAGGCATGCACTACAGTAGTCTACACATGGATTGTATAGGCGGTGAACATCAGCGCAAGTTGTCATTTTCATTACTACTAAATGACAACTTTCAAGGCGGTGAGTTTATAACTCTAACAGATTCTGCTGTAGAGTGTCATCCTGGAAAATTATTAATTTTTCCTTCTTTTATGCCGCACAAGGTATCAGTTGTTGAGGAAGGAACTAGATATGCTATTTTTGGTTGGGTATATGGTCCCAACTTTAGATAACATTCTGCATCTTTAATTTGCTTACATATAGATTTGCATAATTTTGTGCAGTTTCTACATCATAATGATGTCCGTCTCTTGCTCGATCAATTTGAGGTTGTTCGGAAAAATATTTAATTTTGTTTTTTGATAATTCAGTATATATGAATGCAGCATCACTAGCCAACGCAAATCTAGGAATAAATGAATGTATAATCTCTACATGTGCTGGATGAGTTATTTTACAAATATTTTCTATACAATTTAGTTTATCTAATTCTTGCGGATCTGCAAACGATTCTCGGCCACCTTGGGGAGCAATAAAATGTATTTTTCGATCTTCATCATGCATTGTAGTGTCTGCATGTTCTCTTCTATGACAGTAACTCCATTGAATTAAAATAGCCTTTGGAGAAAAATTATCTATTATTGATTGAACTCGTCGTGAAATCCAATCATTACTAGCACCGTTCATGCTGACGTTGATTATTCTGTTGCCTATTTGTTTTTCTACAAGTTTTGGCCAAGTCTCTTCATGTGGCTGACCAAGTCCTACAGTAAAACTATCGCCCACACACCATACATGATTGGTTAAATCGCTGGGCCATTCTTCATCTCGATATCCAAGACTATTGTACGCATACAAGATGGTTTTCGCATAAGTTTTAAAATAATTTGTATCACAACAGTGTTCAAGACTGTCTATGCCACATGTTGTTTCGAATCCATTGGCAGTAGTTGTTAATATAAATTCAATAGGTACTTTCATATCATGCTTGCCTTTTGTAATATGATTCTAATTCTGTCAATGCCGCATTACTTAAATTTTCTATTGATAAAAAATTTCCCACAGAAGATCCACTGCTCCAGTTGTTATAAGTATCCAGACATTCGGCAAAATTCTTTATCAGTAGTGCTTTTTCAGCCAAAGTTTGTAATTTGATTGGCATTCCTGCGATCAAAGTTCTGTCGTCTACTAAGTCATATATAGTTCTATAGGCATTTATATAGTTTGTTGAATTTGTAGTTAAAAACTCTTGATGGGCTACGCTTAATCCTGGGCGTGTCATCAGTTGATTTATGTTCATAGACAACAGTGGACGCTGAGTAGTACTTGAATTTTCTAAAAGAAGACTTTGATTTTGAGGTAAAGATGCAGAAAATCCGCTCATGTCGCTGATGAGATAATGACAAGTGTTCCAGTCTTTCCACGAAATTCCATATTGATCTTTCCAACTTACGGGCTGATGATTAATTGGGAATATATCAAGATTAGACACATACGACTCAAGATCCACAACATCTTTTTCATAATTAAATATTGAATTAATTGTAAAATGATTGTCAACCCAACCTAGATAGTTTACATATTTGTCTAGATAGTTTTTAAATACTTCTTGATTTATCGTGATTTTCTTTTGATACAGGTCTTTGAATACGCTGATTTTTTCTTGATGATCGTATACATTTAGATGTTTTGAAAATGCGGCGATACACCAACTTAGTGCATGTTCAAACAAATTCTGGCGGCGAGCACTGATTATAAAAAAGTTATCATTGATATATTGATAGAAACTCAATTGATCTTTTAATAAGTCTTGTCTATTTAAAATATGATATTGTGCCAATCTTGATACTTTATAGTGATCTACACTGCTTAATAATCTTGTTATTTCTTCCAATGACTGATAATATCCCCAAGTAGATTTCTTAGGTTTGCCTAATACTTGTTGATTGTATTTGGTCGAATGATATGATTCGATTCCGTTAGTAAGTTCGTGCAGGTTGATAACCGGACGTTGATAATCATAATGCTGCATAGTCACTGTGATATATTTTTGCAGTAGGCTTGACCCTACTCTATCTGGTGTTAAAATTAATACATTCATATTATTGTTGAGGATACGCTGGTTGGATTGTTCGATACAATTCTAATTCGTCTACTAGTTTATTTTTTATCTGTGTGCCCCACTGTGCTTGTAAAAAATTTTCAATATAAGAAATCAAGTGTTTAGCATCGGCATGGTTTATATATTGATCATAATCTATTGTTAGTACGCGACTATCAAACTTTTCTAAAATCTCGTTTTTTATATTGGACATATCTATCAACTTGTGAATCCAATTTAAATTATCAAGATTTGCCAAATTAATATTATCTAAATATGTTTTTTCAATTTCAAAATCTTTATCATAATCTTTACATACTTTTTCAAAATATATTAAATTTCCTTTTAATACCTTGTGGATAAAATTAAATGCACACTGTGGAATTTGTTCGTCTTTAATCACAATCTGTATTGCTTTACTGTTGGGAAATGCTTCTAAGAATATGTTGATGTCTTGACAATGTATAGATATAGTATGAATTATTGTTTCTTCTTTGTAAGGATTATTGATTAATGTGTTTCTAATATATTCTATCTTATCGTTACGGGACATATTAGACTCAGTTTGATACAAAATAGATTGATACGTATCTTCTAACGAAATCATACTAAAATTGTTGATAGATGTAATTTTAGTATTAGCGTGGCCTGACCCTAGTGCATTGTGTTTCAGCGGTTCGGCTGGATTAAATGCAGTATACAACAACGACGTTAAAAACCAACCACCTGCACCAACTGGATATTGTACAAATATAATTGGTGTCGGAGAATCTATAAGTTTTTTCATAGTGTATTTACTATAACTTTATTAGGTCGTTAAAAAAGGCGAACTAGTCGCCTTTTTACTGATCGTATTGTTTTTACGGTCTAGCAAATAAAGGAATCCATTTTTCAGGAACACCGAATGCCAGTTCACCTTCTGCATTATACGTAGTTGTGCCGCCAGGGCCTGTTACGGTAATACTTAATGCAAGGGGTTGCGGAGCATCAGTCTTTTGGAAAATGTGTGTAAAATCTGGACCTTTCGACAACATCATAGTGCCGGTATCTGTAGTCAACTCTAACAGTTGAAGTGGCTGCATTGGGTCGCATATTTTAAATCTTGTTGCATCAGTTACTGACTTCACCTCATATACTTTATGTTTCTCAACACCACCCATTGTGCCCATAAATGTCACTTGATCGCCCGCTGTTAACCATGCTGTTGTGCCACAAGTAAATTCATTAGTTGCACTATTAGTTGCAGTTACATTTGTAGAATATACAGTGTCACCTATGGTGATACTCCATGTGTCGTATATCCCTGACACTCTCGAATCAAACGCAACTGGATGATCAACACTACTCCTATCTTCAATAGGAGTAAAGTCAATGCGACAACCGGGTGGGCCAGGCGGAAGTATTGGGGTTTCGGCCGCTTGTTCTTCCATCCATTGCCCGCCTGATATCCATTGATTATTTTTAAATTTCCAGCCCACATTAACATGATCAGGAACTTCTTCCCAATACCCCGGCAAGTCATTTTTTGCAATGGCATCTGGATGCCAAAGTCCTGCTGGATTTTCATCATGCGTCTGCATGATTTCATCGTTTACTATTTTTGCCCAAATCATTTAATTCTCCTGATTATCAATTTATGGATTTCGCCAATATATAACTGCCATACCTGTGCCGGCAGTACTTGCCAGTTGGTCTAACTTGCATGGTGGAAATGCTAGTGGTGTTCCTCCACCGTTGCAGTTGTTAAAACTTCCGCCCCAGCATATACAGTGCAAGAAACATCTTACCATTCCAGCGCCGCCACCTTTACCTGCACGGCTGGCCATCCAACCTATGTCAACACCGCCTGCACCACCTAGTGTGCCTGCGCAATGGGTGATGTAGGGAAACAGTTGATCCTGCATGCGATCTGAGCAGCAAATTCTACCAGTTGTACCTAAACAACATACCAAAGTCCAATTTATTCCTGCGCAATAGTCTGCGCCACCCATGCAGTAGGGTATGTTCATCGAGTTTAGTTCACAACAGAAATAGGCAATGCCGCCAGTGCCTGCTCCTTCACCAGAATTGTGATAGGCATTCATGGCCAATCGTGGACCTTGATTCCAGTTGCTGCACATACGATAACAGCCGCCGTCTGCAAAACTGTTACCTTGACTGCCGCTGCCGCACATGCTGTGAATGTCGTGCCATGCATAGCGTTTGGGTTGCGGACCGTGATCTTGGAAAAAATTTATCCCTTGTATACAACCGCTACTAAACCAAGTAAATCTAGCATCGCGGCCTTCATCGTTATCATAACCACCCCAGCCACCTGGGCCTTGATGCCATTGGCCGCTGACACACATGCCTCTCCAACTAAACCACCTGTTAAGTGAAGAATCACATCGTTGTAATTTGGTGCCGCCACCACCAGTGGTTCCGCCCATATAATAACTCTTTCTTCCACTAGGGTAGTAATTGGCACAACGTTCTGGTGTACAGATACAAGAACAAAAAGCCGGGTAAACAGGTTTTTTACAAATATAGCCGATGCCGCCGCCGCCACCTGCCGCTGGACCGTAGCCGCCACCAACATATTCATCTTCCTGAATCGTGCCGCCACCTTGGCCGCCACAAGCCCACATCCAAGAACCTGCTGATCCGCCACCGGGGGCTTTGCCGCTACAGCAACCCGGAGAATTGTCAGGACTGTATGTAATACCGTAACCACTATATACCATACAATAACCACAACAAGTGCTGAAAAGGAAACAGTTGCCAACTCCGCAATAGGCGCCACCAGCACATCCTAAGCCGCTGGCACCACCGATTGAATTCCAATCACCTCCTGATGCAGCACCAGGATTGCAGCAAACGCCGCCACCTGCTGTGAGTGTTCTTGCTCCACTAGTGGAAGTATATGAAATTGTAGTGTCTTGTTGCTGACGACCTACTACAATTGTCACTACGCAGCACGATGCTACAGTGTCTGTTTTTTCCACGTACCCGCCGCCAGCGCCGCCATAATTGCAACTGGCACTGGCAGCGAAAGAAGCCTTGCCGCCGCCGCCAATTGCGATAGTTCGTAAGCAAGTCACACCTGCTGGAACTGTAAAAGTATAACTTCCTGGAGTGTCAATGATTACTCGATTTTGCCAACAGGAATTGCCATCATAATCATATTTTTGTTCGTTAACTTGATAACAAACTGATTGGCCTACAAGTGTACATGCGTTTGCTTGCGTACTGCCTGTGCTGATGTAACGTCCCATTTTATGCTTCCCTATAATATATAATGGCCATGCCTGTACCTGCATTGCTGAGCAATTGATCTAGTATGCATGGAGGAAATGCCAGTGCCGGTCCTGACCCATTACATAAGTTAAATGAGCCGCCGTGACACACACAGAGGAATTGACTCTTAGATTGTCCGCCACCGCCGCCTTTGCCTGCTCGACTAGTAAATCCGCAGATGCCTACGCCACCTGATCCACCCAGTGTACCTGCGCAGGTAATAAACTGCGGGAACAAGTGATCTTGCATGAGCCAAGCCTGGTCACAATGACCGCACAGGCCCAATTGGCAAATCTTTGTCCAATTAACCATATCCTGTCCCCATTCGCTTAGTGTGCTTATGCCTAAATCTCGTATAGCGTCAACACCACATCTGTACAACGAAAATCCACCAGTGCCGGCGCCCTCGCCTGCATTTCTTGGGCGAGGAGTTGAAATATAATCGGCACAGCCACTGTAACAGCCAATACAGGTTAACAGACCAGTGCCCGGTGAACCAGTACCACAGATGTTTTGAATGTCCCATTGTTCATTGTTTAACACGCACAGTCTTACTGGTGCAGCACAGGCACATCGAGGCTGACTGTGTTGAAAACCGCATCGTACTCCAAAGGGATAAACGCATGCTCCTGCCCATCCCCATTCAAATTCGTAACCATATGCGGCACTGTTGTCAGGTCCGCCAGGGCCGCCTTCTCCTGTCTTCCAATAGCCGCCGGTGCATGTTTGCATAGTGCTACGACATGCTAAGTTGCAACGAGGTGAAGTCCCGCCGCCACCTTGATTGCTGTTAGGGTAATTCAAACATGGAAACGTGCCGCCGCAACATGTGTTAGTGAAACATATGCAATTGCAACATGGATAATGCCAAATAGGCATACAACAAGTATCGCCTATGCCAGCGCCGCCGCCAGCACTGCTAGCATGCAGATATCCGCAAAGACAACTACTGCAACCGCCTTGAACATTTTTAGGAGATCCTGCTGAAGCACCGCCCACAAACATTGCAGGGCAATCACCACACGTAGGATAAGGAGCGCACACATATGCAATGCAATAACCGCAACAAGTGGCAAAACAGGTGTAAAAACACTGCGAAACGTGACTGACACTGCCGCCGCAATACATACAGCCCCAACCTGCCCGGCCGCCAGTACTGTTCCAGTCTCCGCCAGATGCTGAACCTGGAACACATCCGGCTGCACCGCCGGCAGTATGTACTGCCACTGAGTTACAAGCCAAAGTTGTGTCACATTCTTGGGCGCCAACTACCAGTGTAAGTGTTGGTGCACCTGTGGCAACAAAGCATTTTTCACTGTAGGCTCCACCAGAACCCGCTGCTGAACAACATTGGCCGCTACCAAAACTGCTGCCGCTACATTTGGGCTTGCCGCCGCCACCTACTAATACAGTTCTAGCACAGATTGCAGTGCTGGGTAAGGTATAGGTATATGTGCCTGGGCGATCATATACTACTTTGTATTGCCAGCATTCTTTACCGTTGTAATAGCCCTTGCCGCCAGGAACACTAAACTGGCTGGGCTTCTCTGCTCCAGCCACCGTAGTTACTGTTATTGGTACAAAACGTCCCATATGTTATATTCTCCGTTACACCGTGCTGGTTTCGATGCCGTAGGCCACAGCACTAGCGCCGGTACCGCTGGCCCAGACCACTAGATTTTTTCCTGCATCTACTACTAATCCTGTTCGTTCTAGTACCGAGTTGGCTGGTATTGTGACTCCAAACTCCAACCATTCTGCGGTACCCGGTGTTGCGGTGGCAGACAATCCCAATCTTGCAGTTATACCTGTAGCATTTCTATTGCATATCGAAATCGATGCCACTGCAAAAGTTGTTGCTGGGCAGGTATACACTGTGGTATTGGTGGTTGCTGCTAAATCTGCGGTTCCTAATCTTCCTGTTGCCATAATTATTTCTCCATGATATATTTATGTTTATCGTTTGTCTGAATGATAATCATAATTAATAAATTTTGTAATGTTGTCATATACTGTTACATCATCTCAATAAATGATAATTCAGTGCCAATATAGTGCCACGAACCCCAGTTGTAAAATTCACATTACTGGTAAAATCTATTGCGCCCGAAGTGGTTCCAACGCTGTTGCCAGCAATGTAAATGTTGCCCACAGTTAGACTGTTGGCCACAATTGAACTGCCACCGCCACCAATTTGACTTGCTATATATGTCTTGATAGCCTTTTGAGTGGGCACTACTGAATCACTGTTAGCTGAAAATGTAGCGTCTGTACTGAACTCATTAACCGCAGTGTTGCTACTGCCCAATGTTACAGACCCCAATTGCAGTTCTTGTAGACCACTGAGGTTGAACGCATCGGCGTTCAATGTGGCTGTACCAGTTGATTGTTCAACCGTAAACAGATTACCTACTCTAAAGTTACCGTCTTGATCCGTAGATGTGAAGAATACACGACCGCCACCGGAATCAACTGTTTCGTTGGCGGGCACTGGTTCTTGTAATGGTATACCCGGATAATTTGTTTGGGTAAAGTTACCAGTACCTATATCTAAAAAGTCATGACCAGTTAATCTGCACTGACTAAATCTAATACGAATAGTCACTGCTTGTCCGTGATTAGGTGCTTCAGCAATTCCCACTGTGGGGCTCAACTGTAGTCTACCAGCGTAATTACCCGGCGTGCCCGACTGTTCTGTAAACAACACCAACTTGTACCAAATTCCGTCAATACCCGCAATTTGCACGTTACTACCAAGAGTAGGAATTGCTGTTAAATTGTTGACGAATACAAATGCACCAGTTTGGAATATGTCTGCATATCCGTCACCAGCCACGAAAGCAGCACTGGTTGTATAGCCTGTGCCTCTATTTGTAAAAGTAGGATTGGCCAATACTCCGTCACCAGTTCTCACTTCAAATGTGGCTTCCACGGTGTTGTTGGGATCTGTGATAGTGATAGTAGGGGCTGACACATAGCCACTGCCCGGTTCTACAATTCTAATTTGTGCAATTTGTCCTGATGATACCACTGCACGACCTATTGTGGTCGCGCCTTGATCAATTGCCTGTGCAGCAGTGGAACTGGAGGCCACTGCTACCCACTTTGGAACACCGCTGATGCTGCCAAATGCTGTGTCAACCCAGTTGGTACTGGTGGCCAATGTTCTTGCGGTCCAAGTTACCCCGTCGGGGCTGCTGGCTGCTGAGGTACCGCCATTGGCTGCTACAAAAAATACTCCCTGACCATAGGCCAGTCTAGCCCAAGTGGTACTAGATGGTAATGTGCTGGCAGTCCATGTTACACCAAAATCTAAACTATACGCGGCTGCTGTGCTGGCTCCGCCGACACCTGCAGTGGCTACAAAACGTCCGTTACCAAAAGCCACACTGCTCCAAGTGTCACTGCTGGGCAATGCACCACCCAATGCCCATGAAGTGCCGTTAACTGACACTGCTGTGACTGTTCCACCAGTGGCCACTGCCACAAAGTATCCAGCACCATAGGTCACACTGCTCCAGGTGGTACTGGTTGGCAATGCACCACCCGACAACCATGTAGTGCCATTATCTGAATATGCAGTATTAGTACTGCCGCTGGCTATTGTGACAAAACGTCCATTACCATAGGCCACGTTGACCCATGTGCCGGATACTGGCAATGCTTGTAAAGCCCATGCTGCGCCGTCTACACTGCTGGCTGCTGTGGTACCGCCCGAAGCCACTGCTACCCATATGTTGTCTGCTGCACCATATTGAACGTCAGTCCAGGTAGCACTGCTGGGCAATGCGCCACCAGAAGTCCATGTTGTACCGTCAGTTGAAATATTAGTAGTTGTAGCACCACTGGCCACTGCAATAAATCTTCCACCGCCATAGCCCACTGCAGACCAACCAGCAGCTGTGGTCAATGCAGCAGGAGCTGCTGTGAAACCTGGTGCTGAAAAGGTCACTCTTGGTTCGATAAGATATGCTGTGGTCAAATCCAAACTGGCTTCAATTGCAGAGCCTGCTACCACATGGTCCCATCCTGCAGTGCCAGTTGAAAATTTGTAAATTGTAGCAACTTTGGTGCCAGAGTTGTATGCTTGAATATATCCGCATTGACCAACTCCTAGACCTGCTGTGATGTGTATGGCCATGCCAACATATGCTGGACTGGCTTCGTTGTCGCTGGCGCTCAAAGTGATGCTGGTAGTATTGCCGCCCTGTGCAGTGTTGTTGGCCACTTTGTAATCAGAGCCGCCTTCGTTGGTTGAATCTAAATCAACAACTCGTGTTTCAAACACAGCATTATCTCTAAATTCATCCATCACTGCTACGCCGCCTACTCCTGCTCCTGCTACAGTGTACGAACCTGTAGTATAGCCGGTGCCGGCATTGCTGTATTCATATCTTAAAATATTAGAATTGTTAGTCCATACAAATGCCACTTGTGCTTCAAGGCTGCGATTGTTGATGGTAGCAGTGATAGCAGTTTCTGTAGCATCAATGCCTTCCGATACTGCGCCAAAATCACCGTATGAGTTGTTGCCGTTGGTTGCACGAATTTTGCCGCCATTTTCTGCCAAATAACCCACGTGATTGTAGTATGAGAACACTGAAACTAATTCAGCACGACCATTGTTGGTAATCCATGCACCAATGCCGTCGCTCAATACCTGTGTAAAGTCATTGGAGGTAATACTGAGATTGCCTGCACTGTGTAGACTGCCGTCAACCTTTTGTCCAATACAACCAGTACCAAATGTGGTCACGTTCTGTACATAAGGACTACGAGTCAAAATATGCACATTGGTGTCTGCTGGACCGTAACCCGGATCAAGACTGACATACGCACCTGCTGTGGGACGACGAGTGCCGTATATGTTAGGTGCTCCCAAAGTACCAGACAAACCGTTCCATGTCATGTTACGCAAGGTACTGCCATTTCGTGCAAAGAACATGTTTTCAGTCAAACTGCCTTGTTGTGCTCTTCGATATGTTTTTGCAGCACGTAGAGATTTATAATTGCCAGTGTAGATCAAATCATATTTGATAGACTCAATATAATACGCAATATCTTTTTGGCACAGTGTTTGATCGTAAAAATATGACACAGTCATTGTGCCGCTGGCAGTGCTGAGATCCAATGTTGCGCCGCCCCGTGTTGCTGAAACAGTAATTACTCCAGCACCGATGGTTTTAATAAAATACGTTGTGGCTAACGCAACACCACCAAACACACTGCCAGTAAATCTCACAGCCATGTCGACTGTCATACCAGTAGTAGATGCCACTGTGATTTCATCTGTAGAAGCGGCAGTGGCACTAGCAGTCCAACTGTAGGTAAAATTGGTAAACGCTGTGGCTTCGTTGGCTAAGAAATCTTTGTTGCGTTCTAATATTCTCACAGCAGCATAAACATCATAACTGCTGACAGCAGTGTTGGTTCCAGTCATAGCAGGGTCACTGCCCACTGCGTTGATGTGGAAATTTATGTAATTGACAATATTGGTCATTAGGCCTGCGGCCAATGTGCCCTGTGTAGAAGTGCCGTAGGGCCATGCTTGTACTTGAGATTCGGCATTGCCCGCAGTAGGTGTCACAGTAACGCCTTGAACAACATTACTGATAATACTTTGAATACGACCAAGTGCTGCTAAACTCACAGCAACATCGGTAATGTGTACAGTTCCAGTACCAGGTTGTACTGTGGTTGCTCGTAGTTCATCTCCTACTACACTGCATCTTTCAGGAACAACTATAGGCAATACTTCATTGTAGGTGCCAGTTTTTATAAACAGTGTGTCATGAATTTTTGTTGCTTCTGGTATATTGGTAGATACTCCAGCAGTGATGGCATTGGTCACTATGGCCACTAGACTAGTTGTAGCGGCATATGTACCAGATTCTGACACATAGGTTGCATCGATTACCTGTGCAATTTGTCTAGTAGTAATTGTCATTGTGCCACTGGCCGTGGTCAACACAAATTGTGTGCCAGAACCTTTGGTTGCTGTGATAGTAACTGTAGTGCTGTTTACTACAGTGTTGATAAAATAAGTTGTACCACTTACAATATTACCAAATGTTGTGCCTGTAAATACCACAGCATCATCAACTTTGAATCTTGTTGTACCGCCGGTGCCTGCTGATATAGTAATTCTGTTGGTGCCTGATAGAGTGTTGGTGCAAGTGGCTGTTTGCAATGCTTGATAATTAACTGTTGGTGCCAAATTACCTAATACTTTTTCAATAACAGTTAATCCGTAGGCAATGCTGGCCACTGTTTCTGCTTCTTGTCCAAGTATATAAAAATTACCAGGACTAGTAACATATGCCAATGCTGCTGCACGACTTCTAACATTGCCGCCATGTGTAAGATCATAGATCACTGCGTCAATAATATAACCCATGTCACGTTCACACTTGACAGTGTCATAGGTAAATGATGAAATAAATGGAGCAGTGTTAGTAAGAATTTGTTCTTCAGTCCACTCAACAATTTCACGCTGAATGAATTGACGGTTTAATTCAAGAAGTTTAGCAGCGTTGATATTTCTAGCACCTTCTTCAATTTGTCTTAAGGCATAACGAATACTTTGAAAAGGTTTATCTAATGTTGTTCCGTACAGGCCAAACGCATCATCAACACCCGTGGCGCTTACATAATACACTCCTGGTACATCGCCAAATGTGTTCCATGATGGTACTCCATTGCTGACTGTCAACACTTGTCCGTCAGTTCCAATTGGCAATCTTGTTGGACCGCCGCCACCGTAATATACAATGTCACCTGTTGTGGTCAATACTGATGTTTCTGGACCACCTGCCAATAAATCCCAATACACTGTGACTAGCAGTGCTGCATCAGTCACTGGATCATTAACTGATGTAGATGCAGTGTGTGCTAATTTACATACATAACTGTTGGCGCCGAATTTTACCACGTCGCCTTGAACATAGATGTTGGCATTGACCCAAGTGCTTCTCCATCTGAATCCTGTGTTTAATACTTCCCAATAACTGTTGTTAGGAGGCAGTTGATTGTTGTTGGATACTTTACACAAGTAAGTGTATCCGCCCAATCTGATAATGTCACCAGTTAGATAATCTTCGTAACTGTTCCAATCACCTACAAATCTAAATCCCACTGTGAAAAGATCCCAGTCTGAACTGGCGGCTTGCGGAATACTGTTAGTGTGATTAGTGATAGCCACCCATACATACCCACTGTGTGCTACCACATCGCCTGGTTGATATATTGCTGAACTGTTCCAGGTGTCTTCAAACTCTAATCCACCTACAAACAATTGCCATTTTGATTCATCAAAACTACTGGTAGCAGCATAATAGAATGTTGTACAAATCCATAGATCTGGACCAAACTTGACTACGTCATTAATTTTATATCGTGCTGATCCTGTGAATGTGCCTTTGTATTCTAGGCCTGGATGTATTACCTGCCACTTGGCTTGATCTGCTTCTAGGCCTCCGCTCAATAATGTAGCACTGGCGTTACTGGTATGGCTGGTGATACACAAATAAGTATAACCACCGTATTTAACTACGTCATTAACTTTGTAGTAAGTACCTACGGTCCATGTACTTTTCCAGTCAAGGCTTTCAGCAAATAAATCCCAATTGGCTTGATTGGTTTCAAGATATGTACTGGATGTGTGTCCGTTGTTACAGATATAGACCAGACCGCCCCACTTTACAAGATCGTTTTCTTTGTAGTATGTTAGTGTTGTCCAGTCACCGCGCCATGCTTGGCCGTCGCTCATCTGTCCCCATTTTGGGGTAGCATTTTCTAGATCAACATAAAAATCAGCATTGGCAGTGTGACCTACTAAACAAATGTAAACTCTACCACCATAACGAATTACGTCGTCTTTGATGTAGGCCGTTGCAGCGGTCCATACATTTTTCCAAACAAATCTTATTCTACCTAGTTTAAATTCTGCCATTAGATACTCCGAACATTACGTTTAACATTATTTATCAATACAGGATTCAAATTTGTTGTCATTTATTCTATAAAGTAGGCCATTGCCAGCGGTAGTCCGGTTACTCCGCGCCTAAACTCTGACACAGCATCAATTTCTATAGTGCCATTGGCAATGTGTCCGATATCGTTTGGAGCGTCAAAAGTAATAGATCCCACTTGTATTTCGTTAACGTCTAGATCAGAGCCACCACCACCAATTCTACTGGCAATATATGCTTTAATTGCTTTTTGTGTAGGTACAATATTATTAGTATTGGCACTGAAAGTAGGATCTGTACTAAACTCGTTAATAGTAGCTCCTGTACCTCCCAGGGTCACGCCTCCTAGTCTAATTTCAGTAAGTCCAGACAATTCAAATGCATCAGCATTGATACTGACCACACCTGTAGACTGCTCAACCTGGAACAATTCACCAACTCGGAAGTTACCGTCCTGATCGGTTGATGTGTAAAACACACGACCGCCACCACTTTGCACCACTTGATTTTCTGGTGCTAAAAGTTGCAAATTAGTGTTGGGATAATTAGTGTCAATAAAACTACCTGTGCCAATTTCTAAGAAGTCATGTCCTGTAATTCTACATTGACTGTAGTCTTCTCTAATTTCCAGTGCTTCATTTTCTATTGGCGATTCGTCAACTCCTAGTCCGGGAAATATTCTAAATCTTGCAGAATAATTACCCGGAGTTCCTGTTACCGTATCTATATTAACTATTGTATACACTCGATCATTAATAGTGGCTATTTCTAAATTTGCGCCTGGACTAGGTAGTGTTGTTAAGTTTTTTATATACAAGAAACTGCCAGTTTGATACTCATCAGCGTAGCCGTTACCAACAACTGTTGCTGACGCAGTGGTGTATGCAGTGCCTCTATTAGAGAAACTTGGATTGGCCAAGGCTCCGTTGGCTCTACGAATTTCTGTGACTACTTCTCCAGTGTTGTTAGGATCAGTGAACACAATTGCTGGTGTGGCAGTATACCCTGATCCAGGTTCTATAACTCTGATAGAACTGATACGTCCCGATGTTAATCCAGCACGGGCTACAGCCTGTGTAAAATTAGCAAAGTTTTGTGCAGCAGTTGCACCAGTAACTGCCATTGCCCAAATAGGTGTATTAGAAGGATTTCCAAACGCTATGGCACTCCAGGCTTGTGTTGACAACAGTGTCCGTGAAGTCCAAACTATACCATCTGTGCTGCTGGCCACAGTATTAGTAGTGGCGCCAGCATATCCCTGAACTGCTATAAAAGTTCCTTGTCCGTATCTAATTTCTAACCAAGATCCTCCAGTAGACAGTGTAGATGCAGTCCATGTTATGCCGTCCAAACTAAACGCAGCAAATGAACCTCCTTGTGCAACTGCAACAAATCTGCCGTTACCATAGGTAACACTGGTCCAATTAGCACTGGTAGGTAATGTTGCTGACGTCCAAGATACACCATCTGTAGAATATGCTGCTGCGGTAGTTGCACTAGCGCCTCCCGCCACTGTTACAAACTTTCCGTTACCATAGGTAATTGCTGACCATGTTGAACTAGGCAGTGCTCCGCCTGATGACCACGTAGTTCCGTTAGTTGATATATTAGTTGCTGTGCCTCCACTGCTGACCGCAACAAATCTACTGTTGCCGTAAGCCACAGCAGTCCATGTTGCACTTGTGGTCAAAGACGCAGTACTCCATGATGTTCCGCCGTTGGTAGAATATGCTGCTTGTGTTCCGCCGCTGGCCACAGCAACATGATATGTTGTTCCAGATATTGCTCCAGCAGTAACGTTAGTCCATGTGGTGCTGGCCGGCAGTGCGCCACCATTTAACCAAGTTGTTCCGTTAGTAGAATATGCTGTAGAGGTGGCTCCGGTAGCAATCAACACAAATCTACTGTTGCCATAGGCCATAGCCACCCATGCAGCAGCGGAAGGTGTTGTGGCTGTAACTGGAGTAAATGCCGGTGCTGCCAATGTTATACGAGGAGTTATGCTATAGGCAGTAGTGGTGTCTAATGTTGCTTGAATTGCAGTTCCTGGAACTACATGATTCCATCCTGCAGAACCTGTTGCTTGATTATAAACTTGTGCAATCTTAGTGCCATTGTCATAACTGTCAATATAGCCAATTTGACCAACTCCCAATCCGCTGGTGATTACAATCTGCATACCAACATAAACACCACTGTCGTTGGCATCTGTAGCACTCAGTGTTATAGAAGTTGTATCACCTGTTTGTGCATTGCCAGAATTGCCAACATAGCCGCCGCCACCTGGTTGACTAGAATCCCCAGGTGCTGCTACTCTAATTTGATAAATGGCACCATCTCTAAATTCGTCATGAGTTGCTGCGGCATTTAATCCAGCACCTGTAATTGTTGCAGTAGCAGCGGTATAATCGGACCCTGCATTACTGTATTCATATCTTAAAACTTGGGCGCCGTCGGTGAACACAAATCCAACTGATGCTTCAGTTGATCGATTGTCGACCAAGGCAGTTTTTGGTATTTCGTTGACGTTGACACCTTCTGCTACAGCACCATAGTCACCATATGAGTTGTTGCCGTTGGTAGCACGGATTTTGCCATTGTCTTCGGCCAAATATCCAATGTGATTGTAGTAAGTAAACACCGAAACTAATTCTGCTCTGGCACTACCTTTGATCCAAGCACCGATTCCGTCACTTAGCACCTGTGTGAAATCATTGGCCACGATTGATCTGTTGCCACCATTATGCAAACTGCCGTCTACTTTCATACCGGTACAACCAGTTCCAAATGTAGTGACGTTTTGAATATAAGGACTGCGTGTGGTAATCCAAGTGGAACTGTCAGTAGGTCCTGTGCCAGGATCTAAACTGACATATGCGCCGGCTGTGGGACGCTGTGTAAGGTACTGATTGGCGGCACTTAAGGTACCGGTCAATCCTTCTAAAGTCATGTTACGTAGGCCAGTTGCATTGCGCATGAGAAACATGTTAGATGTAACATATCCAGGTGCTGGTCGTATGGTCGGGTTTCTCAATTCATCACCTATAATACTCACTGTGGCTGGCACACTGATAGGCAACACTTCAAAATACACACCAGATTTGACAAAAATTGCTGCGGGTGCTCTTGTTGCAAGATTGGCTTGAATATATTGGCATGCATATCTTATGCTGGCAAATGGTTTGTCTTCATCTTGTCCGAACAATGCTTCACCAACGGCTATTCCTGAATCAGTGCCCAATGGACTTACATAGTAAACTTTGGGTGATTGTCTAAAAGAGTCCCATTCCAACACACTGCCTGCAACTTTCAACGCAGTTGCATTGGCACCAATAGGCACACGATTGGGCCCAATGGTACTGCCATCATCTGTTACTCCGTAACTTTTGATATCGCCTATAGATTCTAACACATTAGTAGATTGGCCTAGAATGAAGGGTTGCCAAAAATTTCCTTGTGGGTCATCATCGGGTCTGTTGTTAGTGGCTGCCTGATGGCGCTGCACACACAACCATGCACTGCTGTTAAAACTTACAACATCCCCTACTACATAATTGTAGGGAGCAGTTAAACTGTCGTATACAGTCCACGGGCCTCTGAATCGTTCAGTGACTACGATTGCATTCCAGTACTGAACATTTGGCGGTTCTACGCCGATGTTGTCTGCTACTGCTGCATAGGTGGTGCCGCCCCATCTAACTATATCTCCAACTAGATATGCAGTAGGACCAGCAGTCCACTCAGATCTATCTCTATAACTTTCTACTACAATCTGCCAATCACTAGGTGATACAGGAGGTGTCTGTGCAGAGTTATTGGTAATGGCACGATAGACATATCCGCCATGACTGACAACATCACCTGCTGTATAACTGGTAGCACTGCTCCATGCATCTTCCCAACCTAGACCGGGCAACCAAAGAGTAAATTTTGTTTCATCTATTATTGATTGGCTGACGTGTCCTGCTGTGCAATACCAAATGCTGGAATTGTAACGAGTAATGTCACCTTTTTTGTATCTCACAGTGGTGGTATACACACCTTTCCATTCTACGCCGTCGTGAACCACAGTCCATTTGGCTTGATCTGCTTCTAATCCCAAAAACGCCAATGCTGGATTTAGATCAGCAGCATAGGTTGCTGACGTATGAGCAGTGTTACATCTGTAAACAATTCCGCCCCATCTCACTAGATCATTGACATTGAAAAATGTTGTGGCTGTCCATACGTTGTTCCAATCATCTCCGCTGAAATGTACAGTCCAGTTGGCAATGTTGGTTTCTAATGTAGTGCTAGAAGTGTGATTGGTTGTGCAACGGTATATAATTCCACTGTATTTTACTAAATCATTTAATTGATAAAATGTGGTTGCAGTCCAATCTTCAGTCCACTCGTAGCCATCTATCATCTCATTCCATCGAGTGGCGACGTTGTTTAGATCTGTATAAAAATCAGCACTGCTACTGTGTGTAACCATACACACATAGGTTTTTGCACCATATCTTACTATGTCGTCTTTGACGTAGTCATAGACCGAAGCCCAATTTCCGCGCCATGTAAATCGAATCTTACCAATTTTAAAATCAGCCATGTTTTTTCTCTTTTATGATTGTATTCCGCTAGGATAGTCGTATTTTGTATTTATTCTTGCTACAAGTTGACCATCCGTGTCGATGTAATAGTATATGCTGCGATTATCCCAGCGATATTGTTCATACAATAAGTTGTCAAAAACAATGTTGTGATTGACATCACGACCTTCAAAAAAATCACTTCCAATTTCAAAATCTTCAAAATTTTCCGCAATGTCGCCTGGTTCATTGATATTTAAACTGTCGTCTCTGCTGAGTTGATTTACTCTAGTAAATGTAACTTCACCGTCGTCTGAACGTTTTATTCCATAGAAATATCTAGGGGCACCGCCTAAAAGATCGTCTGCTGATCTGCCAAAAAAGTAATTGCTCATAATTTGTTCCTTATACTATTTCTACATAACTAATGACTGCATCAATACCGGCCGCAGTATCACTGACTACTCTTAAAAAATGATTGGTGTCTAAAATCAATTTTTCTCCGTTGGTAATTACTTTGGCTGATGTGTAGGGTGGGATGATCAATTGTTTAATGTAGTATGCCGCTGTGCTGCCACTGTCTACTACAAACACATCCACTATCACATCCTCGTCAACGATGTTGGCCAAGTTACATCCGACCACTGTGAATCTATTGTTGTCCACAGTTCCTATTACGTCAATTGGAGTAGTTCCAATATTTTTTACCACTTGTGTTCTAAAAAAGGTTGCCATTTATTATCCTAACATTAATGCGCCCGCTACGGCAATATCTTGAGCAGTGGCTGCAGTGATACCTGCGGCTGCACCGGCTGTACTGACCCAGGATAGACCGTCCCAAATTTCTACATATTGTAGATCTGTATTATATCTCATTAGCCCTACTTCAACTGAACTGGGTCTAGTGGCAGATCCGCCACTGGGCAATACCATTCCGTTGGTTCCCGGAATTCTTATATATCCGTCGCCTGTGACATTTATTTCTGTAACAGCATTCGGTTGACTATTGGTAATGGTGTTGCCGCTGAACCTCAAATTGTCCATGACCACAGCACCTATGCCGTTGGGCAAGAACACTATGTCGCCGTCACTGTTGGTAGCAGAAATTGCATTGCCACTGAATCTCAAATTGTCAACATCTACTTGATTCACTGTGAATGTCGTAGAAGTCAACGTGGCCACATTGACACCTCCTGCTACAAATGTCATGATGTTGTCATTGGCGTTGACAGATGATTCAGGTAAAATGTAAGTGTTTTGATCAACGTCACTGATACCGCCTAATTGATACCAAACACTGCCATTGTATCCTTCAAATCTACCTAGATCGGTATTGTAACGAATTTGTCCTGTGGCTGCTGTTGGTCGTTGACCAGATGCTCCCACTGGTATTTGTAAACTCTGTGTGCTGTTAATTTTAACAACACCAGTGCCACTGGGGATCAATTCAATATTTTGATTCACCCCCGTAGCATTGATAGTGTTGCCAGCAATGCGTAAGTTACCAGTGATTACTTCAGACGAATTAATAATTGTTGTATTAACGCCGTTGGTAAATGTCAGTCCGTCTGGGCTAGTGATACTGGTGGCCACACTGCTGAATGTGATAGTGCCATTCTGCTGATCTACTTTGAAAAAATCTCCAACACGGAAATCACCTTGATGATCAACACTGGTGTAGTGAACAACACCGTCATTGATAGTGACCACTTCGTTTGCCTGAATTACATCTGCTGGATCATTATTGACCAGTTGTTCAACTCCCATGTAGGCAAAATTGTGTCCAATCATGTACATCAACACGCCTAGCCCATCAGCATATGCTCCGTATTCACCATATACCGATGCACTGGCAATAGATCGAACTTCTGCTCCAAAATCACTATAATCCACTGTTTCAATTAAGTTTGATGTGCCGCCTGCACTGGTTCGTACATCTTGCAGAGTGATACCGTCATCTATAATTGTTGTGCTGGTGTTGGGGCCGTCGGCATGCAACAACAATACTGTGGTATTGTCACCTTCGAATTGAGTTGTTGTTGGAGTAAACGTTGTGGTGTATCGTCCTTGTCCTTTGGAGATTCTTACTTCGTCGATGTATCCTTGAAATCCCAAGTTGTTGTCAAAATTTCTAGCACCAAATTTTACAGGTCTTGACAAATAAGTGTTACTGTCCACATAGGTACTGCTTTCTTGGGTGCCGTTCAAAAACAATCTAGTGTTGCCACTTACTCTAGACACTGCCACATGATACCATGTGCCAGTGACCATACTGGTAGTGCCAGTTATTCTCACTGCCCCGTTGGTGTAGAAGATCAACTTATCTGCTGCATCGATGTAGACTGTAGGTGTTACTTCTGGTTCTACATTTCGTTGATCAAACAACTGTTCTATCACACCAGTTCTAAGTCTTCTAACAAAAAATTCTACACAGAAATCCCCGGTACCAAATTCAAAATCAGTACTGGTGGCTGAACCAACAGAATCTCCTACGCCATCAAACAAGAAACTAGCAGTGCCAAATTTAAACTGTGCTGTGCTTTGCTGTGCGTTGCCACTGACGCTGATTGCTTTGCCCACACGATCAGTAACAGTTTCAAAACCTACAGATTTGCCATCTATAGTATAATAATTTCCGCTGATGCTTTCAATTACACCGCTGGCCAATACTGTGACGCCGTCTGTGTCATAGTAACTGATAGTGTTGCCTACATTCCATGTTCCGGTCACAGTGGGGATACGTAAAATTGTTTTGCCATTACCAGCAAATCCAGCACTACCCGAAATACCGTATATGCTTTTTGCTGCAAAATACGTAAATGAATTTAACCACTCAACACGCACACCATTGGTCATTGTGATAACGTCAACACCAGGGCAGATAAATGTTGCACTGTGAAACAACATACTTGCTTCTTTGCTGGCAGCATTGACCACTGAACCATCGATGTATGCACCGCGACCTGCATCACCTGCTAGATAACCTCGAGGATCTGTGCCGCTAGTAACTGTTCCTGCAGTGATAACTGTGATGTTGCGAATATAAGGACTGCGAGTTGTCACAGTCATGTTGGGGGCAAAGCGAAACGCATGCCCAGTGTTGGCGCCACTGTTGTATTGATATCCGCTGATAGTGACGTCTTCAATAGTGGTTTCACCGTTGAGTAAAAATACATCTTTATCTGTACTGGCAGTGTCTGGACGAATAGTCACTGAGCGTATGCCCATGCCTTTTACAGTTACACCCACTGGCACTGTCAACGGTAACAATTCATCGTAGATACCGGGATAGATAAACACAGTATCACCGCTGGTAGCCACAGTTAATGCTTTTTCAACAGTGCGGAATGTGTCGTTTTGGTGACTGCCAGATTTGCTGTCATCGCCTCCAATACTGACATACCAAATGTTGCCTTGTGGCGTCACTACATCAATGCCGTCTACAATGATACTGCCAGACGTCACAGTGTTGGCATTTAATACATCTGCATAGATATTGGTCCAACGTCGACTGGCGCTGCCTAAATCATAAAGATTATCGGCATCAGGAATGATGTTACTGTTAACTTCACCTACAAAGGTAATATTATCTGTGTTGGCATCACCCAGTTGTAAATTTCCGTCAGCGGTGATAGTGCCGGTGGCATGTAAATTTCCAAACACTTCTGTATCGCCGAATACTTTTAAACTGCCAGTTCCATTGGGACGAATTTCTAAATCTTTGTTTGTATCCGTAATTCGCAGTTCGTTGTCAGTTATTTCAAAATCGTCAATCAATAATCTACTGTTGTACACTGCTGCACCGGCTCCAGCAAGATTAAAGAAAATACTGTCTGATGTGCTGGCTAGAGTGTTGCCGCTGAGTGTAAATGTACCTACCGTGACCGAATTAGACACGTCGACGTTTTGTGTTCTGGCAGTGCCCACTACTTGCAAAGGATGGCTAGGACTGCTGGTTTTGACACCAACTCGCCCGTTGATCACATCTAAAAATAATAGATCTGTTTCAAATGCTAGATTAATACCATCTCTTACGAGATTGTTTTGTAGCATTTCACCGGTAATTTGTCCTACAGCCATGTTCTTTTATCCATTATGCAATATTTATCCTAAGGTCATTCCCCAAATAGTGGTGAATTCCTCCATGATTTCTGCAGTTACTGTGATGCCAGTAACGCCCGCTGACGGAATCCAACCATTGGTTCCTAACAAAGGATCGCCAGTATACACTTCTACTTCGGGGGTTGTTTCATTGTATCTAATCATTCCAGTTTCAACTATCAACGGGCGATTGACTGAATTCCCTGTGGGTATTCTTGTGCCGCCTCCGCCAAATTTTAAATATCCAGTGCCATTGTTGGTAATAAAATTCAAATTGGTATTGACTGTGTCGACTTCGATTTTGTTGTCATAGATTTGAAAATTAGATATATCAACCACACCAAACGCATTGGCAATTAATTCTATGTCGCTATTGCTTTCATTACTCACAATGGTATTGCCATCTATGGTCAATTGACTTACTGTTAGTCTGTTGCTGTAAAGCCCGGTAGTGTTGATCCAAGATTGCAAAGTGTTGTTTGCATAGAATTGCAACACATTGTTGTTGGCGCCTGGAGAAGTTTCTGGTAAAATATAAGTTGTGCGATCTTTATCCCAAATACTATATAAATTATTTTTGCCTTGACTGCTGAATCCTTCAATATCATTGTATGCCGTATTGAATCTAATTTCTCCCAGTGTGCTCATTGTTAAGTTTACATCAGTGCCTTTGGGCAATTCTACAGCAGTGTAATGACTTATCTCAATGCCTCTGTTGATTCCTGGTGTTAGATTTATGGATCGTTGACCCACCGTGCCGCCGGTTTCTATATTGTTTATGCCAGTGTTTATAAATCGTAACACTCCGGTTTGAACCTGTGTAGCATCTATAATAGTAGTAGTTCCACCGGATGAAAAAATTAAACTACTGCCTGCGGTAAATTCTGCAAAAGTAAAGTTCAAGAAAATATTACCTGTAGAACTTTCCACAGTCATTATTTCTCCAACACGTAAATCTCCTTTGTGATCTTGACTTTGATAATAAATTCTTCCGTCATTGATCGTTACAATTTCATTGGCTTGCACTGCGTCACGAGGATCATTGTTGCTGAATTTGCCTGTGCCAATATATCCAAAATTATGACTGATCAAATACATCAGCGTGCCAACGCCGTTGGCCAAGGCACCTATATTGCCATAAACGTTGGCTGATCCGATTGATCGAATCTCTGCGCCAAAATCACTAAAGTCTGCCGTGACAATATGCACAGCAGTTTCGCCACCACTAAACTCAATATCTTGCTGCACTGCACTGTCGGGCGGTGGTGCACTGGTTTCCCAACCTTCAACTTTGCCGTTGATTTCAATGTATGCTGTGGGCATGTCATATACAATACTGGCAATTGTTGCTGAAACTATGGTACTGCCGTTGTCTCTTAGAATAATAGTATCTCCGGCAGTCACAGTGGCTGCACTCATGCCGTTTACTCTAAGTCGCGTTTTGCCATTGTTGGCAAATCCTGTAGCACCCGACACTGCCTGTAGACCAATAGAAGCAAAATATATAAAACTGTTTAACCACTCAATACGTACTCCATTTGTGGCCAGTATACAAGGTATGCCCGGAGTGATGAATGTTATTGAGTGAAACAGTAATGATGCTTCTTTGCTGGCTGCGTTAACCACACTGCCGTCAATGTATGCTCCACGTCCAGCATCGCCGGTGTCAAAGCCTCGAGGATCATTGACACTGGTCACAGTGCCAGAAGTAATCACGCTGACATTGCGTACATACGGACTGCGAG